ATAGTAGATAGTATTCAAACCACTAACATAGATCTTACCATAGTAATCAGGACGGATCATCTTTTTAGCGTAACGAGTCATCAAACCTTTTCTTGGTGTGAAAGTATTTGGATCGTATAACAATGGAGTCATGATTAATGGAACATACGGAGCAAATACAGCACCACATTCCAAGAATTGAGCACCTTTATAACCCATCAAGATTACGTTCTCAGTCATGTATGGATTCTTGTAAACCTTATAACGGCTGTTCAAGCTACCAATCTTCTGAATACCGAAGTTGTATTCTAATTTCTCACCAGTACCATCAGCAGCAAATCCTGGAATAGATTCGATGATTGTAGCAACTGTTGGAGACATTACTAAGAAATTAGCGCCACCTCTTAAAGTCAACTGATGGATTTTGTTAGAAACTTTTTGTAATTTAGTACCTAAAGTTTGGAACCAACCACCTTGAGTATTGTAGAAAGCTTGTGCAGTTCCTAAAGAAGCTGGAGTTGATAATACGTTACCTGTTGAACCGATAGTTGTATTATTAATTGCAGACCAACCTTCAACTGTGAATGCGTTTTGAATCAACATATCCAACAATTCCAAATCAATTTCCATTGAAATGTATTGAGATAAGATACCAGTCAATTCAGCTTCAGCATCTACGCTATGGTAAGCGTTAAGATCTTGAGCGAATTCTGGAGTCCATTGTGCTTTTAACTTACGAGTTTTAGCAACGATAGCATCAGATTTCAATTGAACATTGATTTCTGGGATGTTGATTGTAGATGGAGCAGCAGTACCTGGATTCTTAGTAACACCATCTTCAAAATCACCACGGAATTGACCGCTACCAGAATCTTGAGGAGCAAAGCTATAGAACAAGTTTAAATTACCTATACCAGTACCAATAACGCCAGCAAGTAAAGAACCAGTTACAATGAAAGAACCAGTATTATTAGCTAAAGTTGTAAATGCAGATAAAACTTGTAAATCTGTTGAACCGGAAGTAAGTTGGAATGAACGAACAGCATTTGTATCATATCCAGCAGGTAAAGGAACTTGAATTTTTCTAATAGAACCTGCAGCAGCAGAAGCTGAAAAATCTGAATCAAAATTCACATCAGCCCATGTCAATGAAGATGAAACTGAAGCAATATTAGATGCAGTATACTGGTTAATAGAATAACCAAATCTACCAGCACCGTATAATGAAGCTGAAGCAATATCAGTTACATTTGATGTACGATTAGCACCATATAAAGAACCATCATTAACAAATGGTCTATTAGTAGTACCATATTTAAAATCAAGATAGAATACAAGACCTGAAGGTAAGTTCATTGGTTGTACACTAACGAATTCTTTAGCAGCGATTTCACCGAATACACGACGAACTAATGGAAGAGCAACGCCATTCCAAGATTCACCGCTATATGAATTTCCTCCTGGAGATGCTGTACCTGTTGAAGAAGCTTCAGTTACTAATTGTTTTGCCTGATTTTCCAATAGCATAGCCATTGTATTGCGATCAGTTTCGCTTTTAAGACCTTCTAAAAGGCCAGACTTAACCCACTTTTGGGAAAGTCTTTTTGCGTCATCAGCAATTACTTTGTACTGATTTGACGATTCTAAAAGTTGTTGAATGTTCATTTTGTTTAAAAATTAATTTAATTATTTAATAATGTTTGCGAGTTTTTGCATTCTAGTGATAACATCGTTTGATTCAACGATTGCTTTCTTAGGTGCAACACCAGCTGCTTTAGAAGCAAATCCAAAGGATTCTTTAATTGCTTGTTTAGGAGCAGCTGTTAAAGTATTGTTCAATGATTCGTAAACAACTTTAGCTTCTTTAGCTGTAGTTGCTTTGTCAAATGAAGCAATAACTTGTAATTTTTGTGATTCAGATAAGTTCTTAGCTTTGAAGATTTTGTTTACATAAAGTAACTTAGCATTTAGTAAGTTAACTTCATTTAATTCAGAGCGAAGAGTGTTGATAGTGCGGATAGCTTCTCTCAATTCAGAAGATTCATTTTTTCTTCCAAGAGCACCTACATTAGCAGCTGTTCCTGAAGATGCAAATCCAACTCCTTGTCTTTCAAGACATTGTTGATAGCTTTCACCTTCTTCTCTTTGATTTTTATCTTTACACTTAGCAATGATTTCTGGAGTAGTACCATAAGCGGCTGCTGAGAATTTAGTGCTAGCAGATTTAAGTCCGCTTCCTATTTTCTTAATAACATCACCAATACCTTCTTCCATGTCTTCTTTGTCTTTACCTTCACCTAAAGCATCAAGCTCAGCTAAAAGTTCATCCAAATTGATTTCGTCAGATTCTTCATCACCCATATCTGTTTCTTCTTCTTCAGCTTCTTCTTCACCTTCATCACCCATTTCCTGAGCAATGATGTCTTTAATAAGAGCTTTTAAGTCTTCAACAGTCATGTCAGCTACTTCTTCTGTTTCTTCTTCAGCTTCTTTCATCATCTTTTTCTTTTTCTTTTTGTCTTCTTCTTCTTTTTTAGCTTCAGAAAGATCATCATCTCCTAATTCAGCAAGAATTTCAGACAAATCGAAGTCTTCTTCAAGATCTTCGTTTTCATTTACTTGATCTTCTTCATCGAATCCGAATTCGTTTGTATCGAATCCTTCTTCCATTTCTTTTTCTTTGTCCATCTCTTCAAGTTCTTCATACTCTTCATATTCTTCCATCTCATTAAGCTTTGCAGCTAACATAGATTGAAGTTTTGGAGTAAGAGCTTCTTCAAGAGCGGCTTTTGCGTTTACTAACGCTGCTTCGCGAACGGCTTTGGCGTCGGCGATAGCCTCTTTAAATAGGTTTTTGTTTGACATAAAATGTTCTCCTTAAATTGTTTTTAGGAAATAAGATTATTGGGAATCTTAATAGTGGGGTTGTGTAATTACCAAGCTATCATGAGGATAAAAAATGGATAGCTATTGTAGGCTATCCATAAATATATGTAGATATTGAAAACCGCGAATTATTTTCTGGTTTTGCGAACTTTTGCTAATGCTTCGTTTACTACTGCGTCGATGTCGAGTGATTCGGCTTGAGGTTGAGATTTAGTTTTATCTTTGATTATAACCTGCATTAGAGTATCGCCGTGTGTGTGTTTTCCTAAAGTAACATTAGCATCATTTTTATACAGGTCAACTATTTTCTTCTGTATGTTTGCTTTATTTTGATCTTTATTATCCTTATCTAAAGTAAAAGTAACTACAATTGTATTACCGTCATCTACTGTTCCAATATATGCTTTCTTTTCACCTTTCTCAGCTTCATCTGCTGCCTGTAATCGTGCGCGATCAGTATTTTGATCGTTCCACCCAGTAGAGGCATCATAACCCATTTCTTTAGCTAGCTCTTTAATTCTAGCCATCCATCCAGTTGCATTGAAATCATCGAATCCTTCATTTAACTGTGATTCATTTATCAATCCAGCTAACTGCTGCATTCTTTTTGCTTCGTTAATCAATTGTGCCATTTTCATTTTATTTTAATTGTATTTGTAATAAATATTAGCAGAGTGGGCAAACACCCGTTTGACTGCAAATTATTTCTGTTATTAATGAATTTACTTTACTATAGTCTTTAGTAGCTTTATATTGCTTACTTTCATTCATTGTAGTAAGTTTACCAACTGGATGCATATATGCTTCAGGTGTACTTGGTACTGATACTAGATCCCAACATAATAATTCAAAATCGTCTTGTACCTCAACTGTTTCACCTAATTGCTTTACAGAACCCATACCGCGTGATGATATACCTAATGGGATACCAGCGCTAACAAGTTCCATTGCAATTTTACCTGATGGTGTGTTAAGTAGTTCAAGTTGACCCATTAAATCATTACCATCCCACCATACTTTTTTAATATTATGTGATACGTTTGATAAATTAATAATTGATGCTTCAGGATGATCTAATTCACCCATGGCATTATTATGTTTAATAGGACCCTCTACGTATTTTTGTACTTCACGCTCAAGTATTTCGCGTGGATATACACGACCATTACCGTTTTTTACTTAGGCTTCTTGTAATTTACCTTGCAATAACATTCTACCGTTAGATGATTTACCTTCGGTAAGTGTTAATCGAGCAATTTTAAATGGTGTGTGATCTATTAAAAGTTGTTTCATATGTTATTTTTAAACGCCAAATAATGCATCAGCTATTTTAGTACTAATAGTAGCAAATCCTTCTGGTAGTCTAATTTCTAATGGTCTAACGTTAGGATATCTAAAATTTGATTTACTATACACATATGGCCTAGTAGCGTCTTCTGTATAAACGGCAAATGTATCTCCTCTATCTTCTATAGTAACTTCTTTATATTTCATGTCATCTATATTTCTACCAATAGATACAGTTGTACGATATTGTTGACCTTCATTTTCATCTAATCCTTTACGACTCATTGGCTCCATACCATCAAACATTTCAGCTAATTCTTCACGAATCATCTGCATTAAACGTTCTTTAGTAATTTTTTTCTTATCACCTTTAGCTATATCGTTAACACCTTTAGTGATATTTGCATTTTTATCAAAGATAGTGCTTGCTACTTTATTTTCTTTTACAGTAACTTTCTTCATTTTTTCACCAGTAGCATCCATTTTTTTAACACCACGTACTGTTTTAGCAACAAGTGACATTAAATCAACACCAGATGTTTTATATTTTTGAGCAGTTGCTTTATCAGAATCTTTTTTGACTTTTTCTACATCTTTTACTGGTTGCATTCCCATTTTCTTGTCAACTACATTACCCATGTTTTTATCAAGTGGTTGCATTTGACGTGCTTCAGCATTAGCGGACTTACCACCAATATATTCTAGTTCATATCCTTCCTCACCAGACATTAAAGCTGAAGTATAATAGATTGGGTTTTTCTTTAAGTTTTTAATTACTATTTTAGTAGCCTCTTCCTTAGTTAATTCGTGATCTTTTTCAATCTCATAATCAATACCAATTAATACTTCTTGACCATTTAAATTATTAAGTTCATCAAATTGATCATATAGATCTTTACCAGTTACCTTTTTATATTTACCTTCAGCTGTATCTGCTTCAGTCAATATACCTTTATTTTTAAGGATACGAACTGAATCTTCAAATGAAGTCACGTTAGTAACATATTGAGGTAATGTCATACGTAAGTTACGCATAAAATTTGCCTGAGACAAATTACCTTCTTGTAGGTCGATGTACTGTTGTTTAATACTTTTCATTGGTATATTTATTTATCTTCCTTGACCAACATATTTTTTAGGTCTTGGTGTATGTTTATTGTATGATTTTTTTGCTGCTCCTTTTTTGCGAGCACCAAATGTTACTTTTCTAGCGTCAGTTGAACCTTTTGATTTAGCCATTATTATTTAAAAATTTTAATAATATAAAAATACTGGTGAACTACCTGCAGCTAAACTACAAGATGTGATTAATAATTCTAATTTAGATCCGTTAGCCATTCCAAAATTAGAAATTGTTGTTTCTGCTACTGAGTAAGTTGGGTTTGTTCCAGGATTAGTTACATTATATCCATTAGCATATTTTAAATTAGTAAAAGAAGCCGATATACCTCCTGCCAATACTAACATTCCACCAAAAGATCCTGTAGCTGATGTTGTTACTAATACACCTCCTGTGTTTACTGGTACGTTAACTGCCATATTATTGATTTAAATTTTTTATTTTATTATTTAGATGATTTACCATTTCAGAAATAGTTGCTATATTACTTTCTGTTTTTTTCCAATATTTTAATCCTTCTTCACCTTCACTTAATTCTTGTTTCATACGAGATGTGTATTCAACAATACGATCAATTTCAGCTAATTTACGTTTTACTTCACGTATTGCTTTGTGTAGTTGTTCGTTTTTAGTACGAAATTTAACTTCGTTTTTGAATTTATGATAAGTTACTTCATTAAGTAATTCTTCTTTAACGATATCTATTAGTGATTCATTCATACTTTCTTTTTTATAGTAATCATCTCCTTTTATTCCACCACCTGTATATCCACTTGCTGCTGTGTATCCACTAGCTTGACCATAAGTGGATTTAGCATCGTAATTACTTTCGTGGTATATTTTTACTCTTTTCTTCTTTTTACTCCAAAGTGATTTATAATCTCTTACTTTAGAATCAGCAGGCATTTCAGTTTCACCTTTAGTTACTTTAAATCCTTGTTTTTCTGCTGCTTTAGTAGCGGCATTTTTACCTTTACCTTTAGAAAAGGCATATGGTGTCATAATAGGACCAGCACCTACACCAATAGCACCAGTAGTAGACATTTCTTCTAACTGTTTACGTACAAGTGATTTAATGTATTCTTTTAAATCCATTATTTTACTGCTTTTAATTCAGCTATTAATTGGTGAAATTGAAGTAAAGCCATGATATTATCATCTTTTACGTTTTGATTTTTATCAAGTGGCTTCAATATATTTACTACCTCATTTATTTTAATTTGAGTAGTTTTATCTGTTACTGTCTTGTTAATTCTATTCAATTCTGCTTTAATTGCAGCATAATGATTATTAACAAATTCACGTAATCTAACTGTATTAGAAATATTATTAATATATTCTTTTAGTACTGATTTTTGTGTATTAGACATGTCACTATATTTGCTATTAAATCTTTCTAGCAACGTCTTATATACTAAAATACGTGTACCTTTATCCATAGAAAGATATTCTTCCATTACACGATCTTTTACCTCTTCCTTATTTACTTCTTTACGTGTAATATGCTCAAGTAAATTTACTTTATTTTCAATAACTTGAGATGGTTCAATAAATTCTAGGGAATTGTGTGCTTCAATTAAATTAAAGGCAGCAGCGTATTGTGAATAGTTGTTGATCTTTGATTTAAAAAAATCTTCTAAATCATAAGATTCACGAATATCCTTAATAATATTATATTTTTCTTTACGTAATGCTGAACGGTTTAGACGTGCTGATATTTCAAGCGTTGCATTGATTAGCGATTCAGCTTTACCTTCAGTTAATGCTTTTGAATTAACTAAAGCTTGATATAATTTATGTTCCTTAGTCATTTCTGACTTAGAAAAATATTTTCTAATTATATTAATAGCAGCTGAGTCTTTGCCAGATACTGTATCGGATGCCACTTGTCTAACAAGTAGTTCAAATAATATACCTGTGTTTTTGAATTTGCTATGTTTAATTTTCATATAAGTTAGTGTGCACTACCAATAAATATGTAGCTGTTATATGTCCTTAATATTTTTTTCGTCTAATAGTGAAGATTCCTGTTCTGTTTCAAATACCATTTTCTTCTCAGATCTAGGTATAGATTTTAACATATCCTTATGACGTAATGCTTCAGCTAATGCTAATGCACTGTAGCTTTTTGGTGTGCCACTTCCTTCATCAGGAATATTTGCGGTATATATTGTGTTTTCTTTATTACCTAATCTATCTTTACCTAATGGATCTTTTTGTGTACCAATAATAGAATTCTTTTCTTCAGGACGACCAACTGGGCGTTTTTCATCATATCCAGGAGGTACAGCACCAGTATCACCAACACCATTTCTACCTTTACCATATAATGATGCTAGGTCGTGTGGTGTTCCGTATGATTTACCTGATTTAGCTGGGTCATTACCTTCATTTTCAATTTGTGAGAAGCGGAATGTACGTTTCATATCTTCAGCTATCAAATCACGCATTTCATCGTATTGATCTTCGCTAAATTGGAATACATTATCATAAATCCAATCTGATGGGACTAATTTACTATCAGTTAAGTCTTTGGCTAATGCAATTTTTTCTTTCCATAATGCTATTTTTTCTTGCTCATATATTACTGATGGGACAGTTAATGACAATTCAAAATTAGCTAAAGAAGCACCGTCATATCCTTGTGTATACAAATGTACTAAAGCTATTTTATATAGCTCTGATAATGCTATACGTTGGATACGTTCTACTGTGCGAGCGAAGCGAATATCTTCAGCCGCTAATGTAGCTTTACCAGTTAGGTCTTTCTCAAAACCAAAGAACGCTTTAGGTACCTTAAGTGCAGCTAACATTTCATCACGTAAGAAATTTACGTCATCTATTGCATTATATTCTAAGCCTTTTAATGTATCTATTTTTGTATTTGAATTAGCTCCGCGTTGAGGAATATAAAAATCTTCCATTATATTCATCTGGTTGTAACGTAAATTATATTCACCAGTATTTTGATCAATATATGGAGTTTTCTTCATTTTATTTTTTAAACGTTCCATGTATCCATCAACCTCATTTGGGGGTAAATTACCAATATCAACATAGAAAATACGTTTTTCTGGGGCGCGTGTTATACGATGGAGCAACATTGCATCCTTCATCAAAACGTACTGTTTATATGTTTTACGAGCTGGCTCTATATATGATCTACCGTATGGGAGATAGTTAGCGTCGGTTAATAGACGGAAGTGAGCTATTTCGTAATTTTCAAATTTAATTTTACCATCTCTATCTTTAACACGACTATTAATACCACCAGCCGCAATTACCATTGGGTCAATCTTAAAGCAAACATAAGATGGGTTTTGTGGATCCATACCCTCTTCACGAACCATATCATAAACTGATAATGGTGTAACATTATACACACCAAATTTTTCAGCTATTTCAAGATGTAAGTAAAAATCACCATATTTACACATATTACGAATCCATAACCATAGATTAAACTCTACGTTTAATACATCGTAAAACAGATTATATAATATGCGTTGAATATTTTCGTCAGCACTTTTAATTTGTACTACTTCACCTGCTTCATTCTTTAGTGTTGATTCATCAGCTACAATATCAAGTGCAGATGCTATGATTGATTCTGTGTCCATTGCTTCATAATCAGTATATAACTGAATACGAAGTGTTTGATAGTTCATCGTTGGATTGTATGGCATATTAGCGCCATAGCGATGAAGTTTAGTAAATCTATCAATCAAAGCATTGGTTTTTACGTTACCATATGCTTGAATACGATCTACGTCTATTGTCTTTAACTGACCACTACCTACATTCCTGATTACTACATCAGTTCCAAATAGGCGTTTCAGTCTACTAAATAATCCTGTATTTTGTTCAGCCATTTTATTTTATTGTGTCAATAAATATTTATTAATTATAATATCCATGTAATGTCTTCTGTACCATATGGAGTATCTATTTGGTATGGATTTGACATGCCATTAGGCATTGATGGTGAATTATATCCACTTAAAGTACTAGACATACCATCAATAGCTTTACGAGTTACATCCATACCTTGTTGAGCAAATTTAATACCTGTATCTCTAGTAAATAATCCAATACCTAGTGCCATTACTAGATCATCATTGTATCCGTTCTGTGCTTGTGCTTTACCATTTTGCCATATAAACACACGTAATTCTTCTAATAATCGTTTAGAATGAAAGACGAAATGTCTATCCCTAATATACGACTCCATTTTTGAGATAACAAGTGGTCTTGTTTTTTGGGAGTTAGTAAATCCTGGTACTGTTTGTTCGTTATCAATCTTAGCCATCCATTTATCAATATTCATTTCGCCATATGCGCGCGGAGAATAATATAGATTTTGGTATCCTTTTTCGATGATGGTATTGACAACATCCCAACCGATATTAGCGTTTTCAGGGACCAATAAAGCGTTGTTATATTCAGTTGCAACAGAGACTAACATATGACCAAATTCCCTTGTTCCTATCTGAGATTTATACTCTGCAACTTGTTCGCAACTTTCGACATCAATGACGTGAAACGCTGAGTAATCCGAACCATCCCCGCGAGCAACGTCAGCACTGATGATATAGTTACGGCTATAATCAGGATAACTCCATATCCAAAAATCGCCACCCATGAACCGACGTTCAACAGGCTCTTGTATAAATGTTTGTTCATAAAAAGATAAGTTGTCTGGTTCAATAACAGAATTACCTGATCCTAAAAAGTCGCAATCATATTCTTGAGCAAATTCACGTGGTGACATATTTGCACGCTCACGTTGTTCCCATCCTTCATCTATAGGTGCTACTCTATCAGGGTGTAAATTCCATTTTAGCTCTATTGCTTTAAAGTCGTTTTTACCGATTTGAGCTTCGGTATACATTTTATGGAACCAGTTACCAATACCATTTGGAGATGATAATGCAATGATTCCTCCACCCGTAGCAATTGTAGGTTTAATACTTGTGTATATTTTATCAATACCTTCAATAAACGCAGCCTCATCTATTAGCAATAAAGATACGGCGTAAGATCTACCTGCATCTGATGCAGCTGATGTAGCTACAATTTGTGAGTTATTTGCTAATTTAAGTGAGAGTTTATTATCTGATATTGGTTTTTGATTACCACGTAGCCAAGCTGGTAGGTTATTGTACATAAATTGTACTTTTTCAACCATACCTTTAGCGGTTTCCTGTTTTGTTGCTATACAAAGTACTGTTTTATCTTTATTGAATATCATTGTCCATAAAGCATATCCTGCTACTAGAGTGGAGATACCTAACTGACGGGATTTATTTACAATAGAAAAACGATTTGCTCTAAATTCCTTTAATGTATCTTCCTGAAATGGGTATAGATGAAATAATACTCTACCTTTAACGGGGTGAGTAATATAACAATATTTGCGGAAGAAATGCACAGGATCCATTGCGCACTTTATATATTCCTGTTTTATTATGTCTTTAATGTTAGCTTGATCAGCCATATTATATACTATTGGTTGTATATAAATATATAAAAGAAATCCAACCTTACGGGGTTGGATTTGCACCTATGGTCTAGATAGGAGTCCTAGGGTAGCAGGACGATTATTTCAGTAACAGATATCCTAAAAAACCAATACCTGCACTTAATGTTATTTTAGTATATAATACTTTTACTTTTAATTTTTTAACTTCTTTACGCAAATCATCAACCCATTTACCTTGTACTTCAAATTTCTTTTGCTCATTTGCTAACATTGTATCATACATTGAGCATTTCATTTTGTATGAACTAATAATACTATCTTTTAACACAACTTTATCTTCAGTTAATACAAGTTGTTTTGAGGTTAAATCAAGTACCGCTTTAGCACTATCACATATAGTTAAATCCTTAGCAATTTGACGAGCTATTGGTGTAGGTATATGAATTGTATCTTGTGCTTTAAGAAGCATTGGTAGACACAATAATAAAGTTAAAACGTATTTCATATTATATTTTTGCTAATTGAAAATGCATACCATCTTTACGTGTCCAAGTCCCACCCCAATCAAAACCAGCATCTGTAAAACATTTTACAAATTCAGGTGATAATACTGGGTCCTTTCCTAATCCATTCCAAGCTGCATTGACATCTATTGCAATACCCCAGCTATGTAATGACATAGATGATAAACCACGTTTTTTACGAATATTAAAACAACCATCCCAAGTTTTTAGTTCAGCTACCTTACCTGTATTGATAAGATTAGTGAATGCTTGAGTAAGTGGTGCTACCATATCTCTATTACAGTATAATCTTTTAGGAATAACTCCAACTTCTAGATTGGTTGGAATGTCCCAAAGAGTCATATTATTCTCTTTTATAGGATCACCATATTTTTTAAGACATTGTGCTGAAGTAACCATAATTAGTAATTATATCTTGCTTTAAAAAATGAATCTACTTGTGTTGCATCGTAGTGATTTACTTGTTGTATCACTTCATGATGATACTCTTTTACAACAGTAGTTTTTTCTTTGATATTGTCTATTTGAAAATCAATCTGTTTAACTTCACTCTCATAAACATTGATAGTACTATCTAATTGTTTTTGTTGAGCGGCTAAAGCAGCATTTGCTTTATTCAATGAATCAATAGCGGCTTTATATTCAGTAGGCATTTGTGGTTTGCGAGTAGCAATCCATATAACGCCATATAATACAAATAAGCCTACGATAACGTAGACTATTTGCTTTTTATACTTATTTAATAATTCCAGCATAGAATTGTAACTTACGTTTTTCATATTCAGTATTAAATGCTTCATCTAATGTATCATCTTCTTCAGGTTCAACCTCAATTGGTTCGTATGCTTTACCTGTTAATTTTTCAATACGTTTTTGTAAATATGGTGATTTAGATACAATAGCATCTATTCTAGATTCTAATGATGTTTTTAATGTTTGTAAACGTGCTAATTCAGTACCTGGTTTATCACCAATATCACCTGCTGTACCACCTTTACTACGTTTTGCTTTTAATATATTAGATTTAGTAGCATCTAAACGATTTTTTAAATCATCATATTTCATAAATGCTTCATAATCTTCATCACTCATGCCACCTGTTGGAGCAGGTTCACCTGGTTCAATATCACCTGCTGTTGGCTCTTCTTCATCATTAAATTCTTCTTCTCCAGAAGCGTTTGGTACTTTATCAAAATACATTGATAATGGATTTTCAGCACTTCCCATAAATAAATCTTCTGGTTCAGTAGATTTTTGACCTACTTCTTCATCACCTTCTTCACCCGGTTCAGGTGTAGGGCGACTAAAACGTTGTGCTATTTGTGTTCCTGCAGGGACAATAATTCCAGCAGCTATCATTTCTCTAAAGTTTTTATCAATTGGATTTTGATGTCCAACTATATCTCCTTTTGTAGTAGTTTTAGTATATCCTAAATCTTTAGCTACGTTTGCTTGTGATACAGGACCAGCGTCTTGCATTGCAATAGCAATACGACTTTTTTGTCCTGTAAGAGTAGAAACATCAGCGTCCGGGGATAGTTGGAATAATTTACCTACATTAGCCATTTCATCTAACTCAACAGATGAAAGACCAGGTTTACTTAAAGCTTGTATTTTTTTAACTACAACTGATATTTTCTTTTCTACAGCTAATTTTTCAGCATCATGAGCAGGTTTATTTGCTGGAGATATATTTGCTGCTGATGACAATTCTGATTTTTTCTTTTGTAAGGCTTGTAATTGAGCTTGTAATGCTATTTTTGCAGTATCTTGTGCTTTTTTATCTTCTGCTGGGCCTTCTTTTAAAACCTCCATTACGGATTCACGTATTAGTCTACGTAGTTGTTTTACTTTCATTGTCTTTAATTCGTTAATTGTGATATCCATAAATATTAGCTTAGTTGTGAAATAATAGTGTTTATACGTTCTTCTGTAGAGCCTGATACTTTAATTAGTTTTTTAGGTGGAAATTCACTTAACATATTTTTAATAGTAAAATCAATTTTTTCGCGATAAATTGGATCAACTGTGCGAACACCATTGTCTTCAATATTAACACCATCAGGTGATACGTAAATAATTGCGTCATATTCATTACGTAATTGCATAAGTAATTCTGTAAAATACCGCTTTTCAGTCCATCCAATTGATTTAGCACTGAGTGTGAATGCTGATACATC